CGCAGCAGTAACAGGTGCAGTAGATAGTGCTATTACACTTGCTACACCTATAGCAGGTAGGGCTTTAAAACCAGCAGTAGATAAAATTGTAGATAGCGCATTAAAAGCAAAACAAAAAATTGTAAAACAAACCCCTGATGCCGCTAATAGAATTAACTTTTTAGAAAAAACATTAGGTCTAACTGATGAGGCGGCACAAGAGGCAAAAAAATTAGCAGATGAAGGTGTACCACTTTCGCTAGGTCAAGCAAGTTCTTCCCCATTTGTAAGAGGTATATACAACTTATCTAGTCGTATGCCACTCGCTGGCGCGCCTGGTCAAAAACAATTAGCTAAAACATTCGAAGCAGTTGACGAGGCGTTGAATAAAAGAATATCGCCTGTTGCTAAAATTAAACCATTAACAGAGGTTGAACGATCAAAACTAATACAAGAATTTGGAATGAAATCTTTTGACAGCTGGCGTAACTCTTATAAATCAGTTTACAAAAAAGCAGAACAACTTAATAAACAAAAAGGTAATTATTTTTCATTGAGAAATATAGCCTTAGTTGGCAACAGGGCTTTGCCTGGTAGTGAGTTTGCAAAGCTGCCTAACGATGTTGTTGAGTTAGTGCAAAAAATTAATATAGAATCTGGCACAAGAATTAATTTTAAAGATATAAAAGCGCTTGATGAAAGACTTTCAACCTTGTCAAAAAAATATGATCCTGTTAATGAATTAGGCGACAAAACTGCTTACAGAGTAATAACTGCCATGCAAAAACAATTGAAAAAACAAATGAGAGATCCAAGAGATCCAGCTGGTAGGTTAATGGCTGCTGGCGATAGATTATTTAAAGAATATATGAGTGTGGTAGAGGGTAAAACAGGTAAAGAGTTCCAAAAGGTATTAGGTAGAGGCGCTTTAAGACCTGGTGTAGGTAAACCACCATCACAAAGATTAGAAGATTTATACCAAAACACTTTTGGAAGTGTCAAATCGCCTGAAGCAGTAAAAGAATTAAGAATTTTGGTTGGCAAAGATAGAGTAAATTTATTGGCTGCTAATTACTTAGACGATGTATTTACAAAATATCTTCGTGGTGACAAAAGAGACTTTGGCAAACTATATGATGAATTAGGATTTAGCAATCTAAAAAGCAAAAACTTTTTGGCAACAAAAGAGTTATTAAAAGATTATCAATATACAACAGCAGATGATTTATTTGATTTTCTAAATATATTAAAAGAGTTTCCTGAAGTATTACCAGATGTTAATACCTTTATTTTAAGGTCTGGATTGCTAAGATCAGCACAAAATTTAGGTCCTACTGCTTTAATTGGAACAACAGGTATATCTGCTGGTGGTGGCGCTGGTGCTTTCGTTGGTTTTGGTTTGTTAAGATTTTTAAACGCGTTTTTAGCAAGACCATTTAATAAAAATTTACTTAAAGATAGCGCAAAAGGTGCAAAATCAAAACAACAAGAATTTATACAAAGATTTAAAAACTCAATACCTAACTTGCCAGATGTTCCTGTAAGTGCGGTTGCTGTTCAGCCAGTTGTTCCTAGCGTAGTTGAGCAAGTGCAAAACCAAACTAACCAATAGTAACTTCAATACTATACTTGCCTAAGTTTTCGCCTTCTTGATCTACGCCGTACACCATTTCTAGTTCTAGATCAATAAAGTGTTTGGCTTTCATAAGATCCTTAATCCTATCTTCCTTGCCGCCTTTGTTTCTAGTTATATATTTAAGTGTACTGCCTAAGTTATAACTAAGTTTATTTGCATATATGTATTCTATAGGTTGTATGTTATGCTGTTTGTAATGGTTGCCGTCAACTTGGTTATTGGTGGCAAGTCTATCTATTGATTGATCCCATTCTTCATTAATAATTTTTTTCATTTTTTCTCCACTTTTAGTAATATTATGCTATATTAACACTTATATATAAAAAAAGGGAAAATTATGGAAATATTTGAATCTGATGACAAAATTACTTTTGACATTTCCAAGACTATAGACGCAAACGAATTAGCTGAACGCTGGGGCGTAACAAAAAAATCTATAGACAATAGACGACAAAGAGGGCAAGGACCAAACTATTTTAAAATAGGTGGTAAGATAAGATATGATCTCAAAGATGTTGTCAGAATGGAACAAGAATCTTATAGATCCATAAATGGCTCACGCGTTACTAAGTCCTAGTGCAGCAAAGATTTGGATGTCCTGTCCAGGGATGCCAAAACTTGCGCAACAAGTAGAATACAAGGTAGGCGTACCAGCCGCAACAGGTACATTGATACACGAAATGGTTGAAACATTATTAAAAGGGAGATTACAAAATTTGACGCTTGAAGAATACTATCTTGGTAGTACACATCATGTTGAGGATTTTGATATCACAGTAAATCAAGACATGGTTGATTGTGCAAAAGTATATGTAGAATATATTGATAAGCGCATGCACGATCTTGATATAGCCAGACCACTCATTGAAGAAAAAGTAAATATGCCAGAGATACACAATGAGTTATGGGGAACGGCTGACGCTATATTATTAAGTAAAAACCATTTAGAAATAGTTGATTTAAAATCTGGTAAATGGGCTGTAGAGCCTGACAATCCACAGTTACGCATCTATGCTTTAGGTGCATTATCTCGTTATGGTAACGAAGATACACAAGTTCAAATGACCATTGTGCAGCCAAGAGGTTGGCACAAAGACGGCCATATCCGATCATACTACATATCAGCCATAAACTTGGTTGAATGGGGCTATGAAACTTTAAAGCCAGCCGCAGAGGCATGTTTTGAAGAAATACCTACATATAATTATAGTGAAGCTGGCTGTCGCTGGTGTAATGCTAAGAGTATATGTAATACTTATAACTCAAAAAAAAGGGAGAATGTAAATGTCTAAAAAAGATAATACACAACAAGATGTGCCAGAAGCACCAAAAAACACAATACAATTTGGGGACGGCCCTGAGTATGTTGTTGATGAAATGCCAAACGAAGCAAAGGTTTTGTTTGCTCGTTGGCAGGAAAAAAAACAAGCGTTAGCTATGGTTGACAATAACAGGGATGATCTAATGATTATTCTTGCACAATATGAAGTGCGAATGAAAACTATATTAGAAGCTGACAAAAAAGAGGAATCTAATGTCGTTAGCTAATATAAGAACAAAAGCACAATTAAAACCACCTATTATTACTTTGTATGGTCCTGGTGGTATCGGTAAAACATCTTTTGGTGCATCAATGAACAAACCTATCATTGTGCAGACAGAAGATGGTATTGGTAAAATAGAATGTCCACACTTTCCTGTAGCGCAAAGCTATGAAGAGTTTGAAGGCAATCTTAAATCTTTAATAGAAGAGAAAAGCGAATACAAAACTGTTGTTATAGATAGTTTAGATTGGCTTGAAACTTTATTACAAGAACACGTATGCCAAGAAAATGGTTGGCCAGAGATAAGCAGTCCCGCTTATGGTAAAGGCTACGCTGTTGCTTTGGAAACTTGGAAGGATTACCTTGGTCTTATTAATCAGTTGCGTAAGAAAGGTTTTACGATCTTACAGATAGCGCACAACGAGATACGAAGATATGAAGATCCAAGTAATGAACCGCATGATCGCCACCAAATAAAACTACACAGAAAAGCAGCCGATCTAGTAATAGAACACAGCGATTGTGTGTTGTTTGCTAATTACAAGATTGGTACTATCCAAGTCAAAGGTAAGGGTGGCAACATGACTACCAAAATGAAACAAGGCGACAGAACAATATTTACTGAAGCTGGTCCTGGTTTTCAAGCAAAAAATAGATTTTCACTTGATCCAGAAATGCCTTTTGAATGGAAAACTATTAGAGAGGCTATGATTAAATGAAAAATTTTATGCCTTTGTATATGCGTTTACATTACGCATTAGAGCCAGAAAATATTGAAAATACCCGCAAATCAATAAGTTACAACAATCGTGATGAAGTTGATGAAGAACAGTATGAAGATGGTTATTGTAAATATTGTGGCGCAGAAGAGGACAAGTGTCCTGGATATAAATGTTG